ATCTGCAATGAAAAGACATTCAACACATCATACGAGAAAGCATTTAAGAGCGATGGTTACAGCAATGAGGAAGGGAAGCACCTTTACAAGTTCTCATAGGATCGCTATGAAAAAGGTTGGTGTATGAAAATTCGTAGAACTGCAAAAGATAAAAGATTTAAGAGTGTACCAAAGAAATACCTCTCTGGCGTTAAAGGGAGCAAACGATCACAAAGAGGTAGGGATTTGGCAAGGATGCAGAGGCTGTACAAAGCTGGCAAGAAGGTTCCCAAAAGTTTGATGAAGAGAGTATTTGGATAATTGGAATATAGATTCAAAACGAAGAGAGATTATAAACCATCCAGCCAAGCGAAAGGTTCTGGTAGCTGGAAGAAGGTTTGGGAAATCTCATCTATCTTTGATTTGGTTGCTAACAAAAGAAATCAAATCTGGAGAAAGGCGATGGATAATTACACCAACCTACAGGCAAGGAAAAGCAACCACTTGGAAATTAATGAGGCAACTATTTAGAGAATATGACTGTCAGATCAATGAATCAGAACTCACTATTAAACTACCAAATGAATCAGAGATTGCAATTAGAGGTGCAGAACAAGAAAACAATTTACGAGGTGCTGGTCTAGATATGGTTGTTATGGAAGAATACAGTTACATCAAACCTCATGTATGGGATGAAATCATCTATCCTATGTTAACAACTACAGATGGCGAGGCATTCTTTATTGGTACACCTAATGGATATGATCATTTATATGATGCTTTTTTAAGAGGACAAGGTAAGGACAAAGATTGGATGAGTTGGCAATATACAACAGTAGATGGTGGCTATGTACCACAGGAAGAGATAGAGAAAGCCAAGAGCATGATGGATGAAAGAGCATTTAAAACAGAGTTCCTTGCATCCTTTGAAACAACAGGAAACAGAGCCGCCTACAACTTTGATCGCAACATCCATGTGAAGAAAGCAGAGCAACTATCAAACAATCTATTCTGGGGAATGGATTTCAACATACTTGGATCAGCAGTTCTTGGATGTACTTACTCTGATGATACAACTCATTTCTTCAAAGAGATTAGAATACCAAATTCAAATACAGAATTGATGGCAATGGAAATGAAAAAGGTTGCACCACATATCCCTGTATATCCAGATGCAACAGGATCAGCTAGATCAACCACATCACATAGATCAGATCATCAAATATTAAAAGATCATGGATTCCATGTAATATCAAAGAAAGCGAATCCTCCAGTTACAGATAGGCTCAATTCTTTGAATAGACTTTTAAGGTCAGCCGATGGTAAGGTAAAGATGACCATTGATCCAAGCTGTATAAACTTGATTAAAGATTTAGAACAAACACAAAGAACAAATGATAATAGAATTGATAAAAGAGATGAATCCTTATCACATTTTTTAGATGCTTGTAGCTATTACATTAGTTACAAATATCCTATTATTAGCAGAATCCCAACATCGGTGGAGTGGTAATGAAATATTATGACATGGTAACGATACCAGACTTGGGGAGCAAAGCAGTATTTGAGAGCATTAAGAATGCTGAAGATATTGTACTAAAAGAAGAATACAAACGTAGGCAAATGGGATTAGACTTTTATTATAATCGTGATATTGAAGATTATGTAAAAGACTACTTCCCCGGTACATCATTGAGCCAGATACCTCCATTACCATTGGGTAAGATTGTATCAAGGTTTTCAAGAGCAAGGATGATGTTGTATAAGGCTCCAGCCAAAAGATTTGTAGGTGGTGAACTGGCAGAAGAATATCTAACCTACACTCATCATCTAAATTCATCATCTCGCATCGCAAGTGAGTTGGCTTGGCTATTAGGTACGATCCATATCAAATCAGTATGGAATGAAAGAAAGCAAAAGATTGAATACCACATCCTCCCCAATGTACGAGAGTATTATTACGAAGGTGAGATGGAGCCTTATGGGTACTCGTACGAGCGTGGTAAGAATGCCAAAGGTGATAGGGAGTTTGTATTCTGGAGTGAGTCTAGGGATGGCGAACCGGGAATGCACTTCTTATACGATATTAATGGTCGCATATATCCGATAAATGGGAATCCAGAGATGTTGAACCCATATCAACTTAACCCTATCTCTCGTATCATGTTTCCTTATGATGCTATGGATGTTACTATGGCGGCTCTTCATTCTTCTATCGCATTTACAGAAGTAATGTTGGCTACGAGGTATCAAATGGGATCACCAGTCATTACCGGGATTGATCAAGAAGTACCGAACTTAAAATGGGGAGTGGATCGTTTGATTTCTCTACCAGAAGGTAGTTCCATGTCATTTGTAGCACCTCCATCTAATATCAATCAAATGATAGCTGGTATAAAAGAACTATTGAATGTTACCGGTCAAAATCATGCTCTATCAATACGATGGGGTGAACAAGGTCAAATCCCAAGTGGACAAGCGTTAAAGATTCTAAATATGGAGAATCTAGAATCAAGACAATCAGATATTCCTATGTTTCAAGACTTTGAAGAAGAACGATACATGATTGATCGTAGATTAATTGAGGTTCATACAGGAAGAGTATTTGATGAATCCTTTGCGGTTGATTTCTCTGAATCAGATTATCCAGAGGAATGGCCTGTACAGAAGGATCGGTTGCAGTTCATGTTGGATAATGGCTTAATCGATAAGAAAGAGTTATACAGAGAGTTCAACAAAGATATAACCGATGAAGAACTAGAGCAAAGATTAGAAGAATTAGAACCGGAGGTAGAGGAGCCACAAGCACCTACATCTCCATTAGTGTCAGCATTACAGCGTGGATAAAGATCAAATAGCACAGCAATTCGCACAGGCTTTGCAGAAAGCCCAAGCACAAATGGTAGAAGATATACTTGATCTCAAGCAATCTCTAACACGAGATGAGTTTATCTCTCTCATTTCCACGCTTGATGTTGATGATTATATCTTTAATCAGATTGGTATGCAGAATGATCTCAATCAGTACATCGCATCGTATGAAAGTGTATTGCTTGGAATGGAGGCAACCGGGCAAGTAACAGAAGAAACACTACAGGCATTGGTACGATTGGATGAGGCAACATTTAGAAAGCAGATTGGTACGATGGGTGAACAAATCATTGATGAGGCTGTGAAAGGTATTATAGGTGGTAAGACCGAGAGAGAGATAGCACAAAGTATGCTAGGGAGCGTATTAAGACCAGATCAAGCTGAAACATTAGCCAATACAGCATTGAATACATTTGAACGTAACGTAACTGCACAAATGACAGCCTTTGATCCAGAAGATGCTACTTATGTCTATCAAGGCCCGATAGATGAAAAGACTAGAGATATATGTTTGAAGATGATGGCATCTGGTAGTATGACAAGAGATGAGATTGATTCACAGTATCCCGGTGCATTTGTTGATGGTGGCGGCTACAACTGTAGACATCGGTTTGCAAGGGAAACATCAGTATCAAAGAAATTAACCGATCCACAACAAGCAGAGAAGTTTATAGAAAACAAAGGTGGATTTAAAAGAGAACCATTAACGCCTCAACAACAATTAGATGGCTAAAGAACTACAAGATATACCAACCTTTACCAAACAATTCTGGAAGTTTATTGGCGATGAATCAGCAGACCGAATACGAGTGCATACTACGAAAGATGGTAAAGATGTCGAAGGAAGAAAGTTCCAGCCATATTCGACAAGTTACAAGGCAAGAAAGGCATCTGGTAAGTTTAAGAGGCAGTCATCTACATCAACAAAAGTTGATCTACAACTAACTGGTGATATGATGAGGAATCTACAAACCAGAGGATTTACAAAAGATAAAGTGGTAATTGGTTGGTCAGGTGCGAATGCACAGAAGGTACAATGGAATGCTGAAATGAAAGATAGGGTAATAACCAGTAATGTGAGACCAGTACCCAAACAAGTTGAAAAATTTATTTTGAACGAGGTTGATAAGCATATCAATAAGAATGCTAGGGAGGCTACTAGAAAGCCAATCAATCTTAAAATAGGTAAATAGGGAGGCTCGGACATGAGCGAAGAAACAGTACAAGAT